AGGAGGAGGAAATCACTCCCATGCCGAACGATTTTATGGGTCTACGCTCTTGTAACTTGGTGCCAACAGTAAAATTCCACACACGCAGGACAAATCCTACGTGGTTTAAAAACCTGAATAACATCAAAGTACATTCGCGTAGGACTATTGTCCCGACCCGCATTTTATAAGTAAAACGCACCCCACGGCTCCTGTGGGGATTAACTAGCATTGTTACGCTACGCTTCGAAAAGCGCAGTAAACTACTAGCTGAAAAAACTCTTCCAATCCAACAACACCAACAATACAATATCAAGGCCGCTCTGTTTCTCAAGAGCTTCTAGCGATATTATATCTAACTAAGGTATTGTTTGCTCCGGTGTAGAATAGGAGAACAAGATTGGGGCGCCAGTAAAGAAATAAGTAGAGAAATCTTCACCTGCTGCAACATAATCACTTCGTGCAACAGCGGTGTCTGTTTCTAATTTGATAGCCGAGTCCCATCGGAACATCGGTGTAGTATCTACTTCATATTCGGCTGTATTACGGACTAGCCAATTATTATCTTTAGCTGACAAAAAACGGTAAGGGGTAGTAAAAGGTATTTCAAACTCCAAAACTGGATTATTCGCCACAGCTTGAGCTGTTGTACCTTCACCACCGGTGAGCGAGGCGTTGTCGAGGTCCAAAGCGATATCTAGACTATTTCCTGTCTCTAGAATCACAGAACCTTCAGTATACACGTCATCCGTTTGCATACGTGTAGCACGTTGGTATGTATACACATTTTTATTTCCCCACATATGGGTTTTCCATCTAATTCCACCACGGAATCCGGCATAAGCAGGCACAATATAATTCAACAATGTAAATTTACATAGTGAATAATCGTTGCCTCCTATTAACCAGAATCCATTGGTATCATAACCACGATGGAATGGGAAATAGTATTGTATAGAACGCCAAGACACAGCCCCTGGTAAACCTGGGGAAGTATCATCAATTGGCATTTGTTTGTGTAAACAATACCTTTTTAGCAGAGCTCGAAATGACTGTATTGACTCTCCAAAATACACATCCAA